CCTGGTGCTGGTCTAAAATTTACGAGTGGCATTTCGCTAATATACTATAAATTTCAAAAAATAATACTTTCTTTTAGATTTTGAATAAAAACGAGTTTTGATAGGTATGTAAAGTATTACGATTATTGTAGTATTTTTTAACGCTCTTTATGGGAATTAAAACTTGTTCAATGGCGTTAGAATCATGTCCCATAAAAAATCCTCCTTTTTTTATTTTAGGGTAATATGCCATTGCCTCTGCAAAGCTTTGTTTTTGACTCATCATAGCGTCAAAAAATATGAAATCTAAACTCTCATTTTCTATATGCTCTAAAGCATCTAAGGAATCTTCTTTTATTATTTCTACTTTTTCTGACATTCCTGAATATTTAATAGCATGTCTAGTTAAAAATTCATTGATCTCTGAATCAATCTGATTAACAAAATATGCTGGCTTACCGTCTGGTATTGGTTTTAAAAAATCATGATAAGGTTTCCAGTTATCTACAAGATATAATTTTTTAATAGAGCAGTTGTGTAGCATTGTCATACTACTGTCTCCTCTAAAAACACCTAGTTCTAGCCCAACTAAATCTTCACCCATTACGTTTATTGCTTGGATTAGATACTGTATGTCTGATCTAAAGTCTTTAAAGTTATATGTTAATTCCATTCCATTTCTCTATTTTTCTAAAGTTAAAAGCTAAACTAATTCTCATTTCATCATTTAAATTATGAGCAACTCTATGAGGTGTAAAATCATCAAAAATTAATATATCACCGTATTCTGGAGTAATTGTTACTCTATTTGAAAAATTTAACTCTATATTAGAATTGTTTTTTGTAAGGTATATAACCCCAGAAAAATAACTTTGTAAATTGTTTTGATGTATGTGGAACTCTTGATAAAAATTTTTCTCATAAATATTTACCCATGAACCATTAATACATCCATCATAAAAATCGTTTCTAGCATACATAAAATCATCTACATGACTTAAAGTATGTAGTTTCAGTTTATGTAATTCTTTTAAGTTTAAAATATTGGAAGTTGTATTATAAGAAGTTCTTATATCACAGTTCCATGTTCTATCTTTATAACTATCTTTTGTTTTTTGAACAAATTCAGAAGCCTCATCAATTATTTCTAAATTCATTTTTCCATGATAATAATTTTGATTAGGATAATGTTTTAACATCTACTAAAATTAAAGGCTATTGATACTCTTTCATGCTCTAAATTACCACAACAATTAACTAAATGAGGTATGTTTGAATTGAAAAAAATCATGGTTTTTTCTATAGGAATATATTCGCATTTTACATCTACCAAAGTAGGTACAAGATGTTGAAATTGTAGTGTTGATTTCTCGCAGCAAGTTTTGTGATAATAAACAGCAGACCAACCAGATGTACTATGTATGTGAGAAATATTTCTATCGTTTCCTTTGTTTACATTAATCCAAAAATTATCTAATCGTACCTGTTCTTTAATCAAACTAAAACTTTTTAAAGCAAATTTTATTAAATCATGAAACCCAAAAGATATATCATTACTTTGATATCCTCCTACATTTGTCACACTTCTTCCTTTATCAAAATCAAGAATGTGCTCTATGTGTTTTTGAATGATAGCTGAATCACCATCATATACGTTTGTATAGAAACACTCTTGGCTTATTATATGAGGAGTCATTCTATTGGAGTGTTGATAAAATTAAATGCAACAGTAATTCTCTCCTCATCGCAATCCATGACTTCATGATAAAGATAGGCTGGAAACAATATCAGAGTTCCTTTTGTTTCATTTATTTTTTCATCTAAAACGGTTTCAAAAGGCTTTGTTTTTCCGTCTACGAGTTCCGTCTTTGAAAATACTAAGTTACCTTTTCCTGGACTAACTATTAAAATACCACAAAAAGAAGAAAAACCGTGAGTATGTCTTCTAGCAGAGTCTCCTTTTCGATAAAAATTTATCCAAGCGTCTTCTGTAAGCCAGTTATTGTATTTCCAATTTTGAGACTCTCCTATTTTAGGTAAAACATCTTTACATATGAATCCAGATAAATCTCTTAGTTCTTGATACTGTGTTAAACCATCCCAACCTGAGGTAAGCGCATAAACGTTTTTTAAACTCTTTTTCCAACTGTCCTTATCCTTGATTACTTTTTCTTTTAAATTATCACAAAAACTATCATCAATTTTTGTATGAAAAACGTTGGTTGGAAACCAACTAACAGGATGTATTTCTAGTTTCATTGTTTTTTCTTTTCAAGCATGCTTCCAACATGTCCTTTAAAAGCTCTATTACCGAAGTGAGTCAAAGGCATTGCCATATCTGCCCAAATCTCTCCTCCGCATTCTTGCCATAATCTTGAAAAGTAATAATCCTCTGATAAATACCTTTTTTGTTTTGCTGTTTGATACGGTCCCACAGCAAATAAATCATAACAGTTATCAGATTTAAATGATTTACCATTAATTATTTGATCAGAATCATACTTACGCTCTGGAAACTTTTTCATCATTGTACGAAAAACCTCCCTCTTAACAAGCATCATTCCTGTAGCTGCTTCACTAACTCTACAAAAACCGTTTTCAATTTTAACATTATTTGGGTCATCAAAGTTTAAATTATACCCTAGAGATTTTACCTCTAATTCTTCTTCAGAAATATCTGGATTCTTTTTAAATTCTTCTTTTGCTTTTTCCCAGTGAATATGTTTTCTGGGATAAATACCACAAACAACATCTTTATCTGCGCAAATAAGTCTTTCAATGTTTTGAGAAGTAAAACCTATGTCCGCATCTATAAAAAGTAAATGAGTTGCTATATAGTCTTTTTGATCCATCATCATGGAAACAATGGTATTTCTAGCTCTAGTAATCAGACTTTCATTACCCATCGTCTGAACTCTCATACCTACACCATTAGCCATAGACCATTGCTGAAGCTGAAGTAATCCATGCATAGTATTTTCAGTAAGCATACCACCATACATTGGCATTCCTAAAAATATCTTAAAACCTTTATCTTTTAGTTCTTCTTTTTTAATCATTTATTCTTCTTAATTTTTTCTCAAGTCTTTTATATCTGTTATGAAAGTATAGAGACAGTTTTTCTGTATTTCTATTAAATTCTTCCACTGAAACTAAATTATAATTTAGTTTAATTTTTTTCTCAGTCAAAGGAATTAACTGAACTAATGGTTTACCAGCATTCAAGATAATTTTTTCAAAGTTATTTGGTTTAATAAATCCATTTATATTACAGCTATTTTGATATTTAAATCTTACTATTGCTGTCGGTATATGAAGTAAAAAAGGGTTAAGGCCCCAATGAAAACCTGTGAATAAAAACTTTATATTTTTACTACTTCTTATTTGCCAAGGAGGAACTATTTTGAAATGAAAATGATTATCCTCATCAAGATAATACTTCCATTGTTTAGAAGGATGAAAATCAACTAATGTTTTTCCATCTGCAAAAGATATATTTATTTCGTTCTTATCTAATTTTTTATATACAACAGCATCAGACCAATTAGGTATAGTAATACCTGATCCAAATAAGTCTTGAATTCCGACACATTTTTTTAAACTACTCATTGGAACAGGATTGTCAGAAACATTACTTGGAGCATCTTTAAACCAGTTAGGTATGAACTTTTTAGTGAAATCTATCGGATACAAATCCAAGACTTCTTTTCTAAAAGTAAGTATATCTATAGTTACCGATGGATTTATAAATTTAAATAACAATTTATACTGATGCGGGATCAAATCCTTGACGATGAGACAAATCTTGTAGTCCTAGCATTTTTCTTTTATCAAATTTATACTCTGAAAAATCTCCATTTTGATCAACATAATGCAAAAACACTACAGCATAGTGGTCATGTTTACACCATTCTCTCCAATGATATTTATTCCATCCTGTCATAATTAAGGCATCATTCTGTTTCATAGAATATTTGTGATCTATTTTCATTGAAGTAAATTTACCCTCTGTGTCTAAATATCTGTAATCAGAGTTTTCATCTTTATCCCCTAAAAATATGTCATAAGGCTTATCAACAGGGTCACATCCTAAACAAATAGTTACGGTGTACTCACAAGCTTTTCTATCTTTATGAATAGGCAGGTCGGATTCTTTGTCGTATATTCTAAAAAAAGTATTAACTGGCCAAAGTTTTTTGCCTACGTTCTGTTCTATAACAGGAGTTGACATATCTAAAAGAGTTTCCATTAAAGGATCAGAATATTCACAAATAATACTATTTGCTTGAGAATCAGCCCGTACTTTAGAGATGTCTTTATATTTTATAACACAATAGTTATAGAGGAGATTTACTATTTCTTTTGGAAAAAAATTACTAATAAAAACTGGTTCCATTATATCAACCAACCAACTAGAGAGTACCTAGTTCCTTCTAATACTTTGTTTACTTGATGTGGAAACATGAAATTAGATGGAAATACTAAACAATCTCCTACATTTTGAGTATAAACTATTTTTTTTCCGTCAACTAAAAACTCAAATTCGCCACCAGCAAAATCATTGTTCAAACATATAGACAAAGAGAGAGTTCTTTCTGACGCCTTGTTTGCGCTATCAACATGAAAAGAATAACCGACATCAGAGTCGTTGGCATCATACTGAAGAAGATCAAGCTGAGAAAGTCTGGTAACATTCAAAAAATTAAAAGCTTGTTTGTACTCAGACACTACTTGGTGTATCTCTTTTTTTAGGTAATTTAAAACTAAAGTTTTTCCAAAAGAAGTTTCATCCTTTAAAAGATATTTTGTCTTACAGTTTCTGATGTTTTTATTTATCTTTTGATCGCCAACCTCAGCATCTAACAAATCATCTGCAAAATATGCTAGAACTTTTTTACAGTATTGAACTGGAAGTAATTTTCTAACTTCGTAAATGTAGTTTTGCACTTTTAGTAAGTAATACTATGACCAGATAAATAATTATCTCTTGCAGTGTTTGCGGTTGTTGTAGCGTTTGCTTGAGCATCAGCATCTCCTGCCATAGCATTATCGTATGCAGTTTGCCAAGCGTCTTGAGCCTCACATCTTATTACAACGTTAGTCACCCATTGAGGTAAATCAGATTGAGAAGAATAAGTTGTGTTTGGATCATTGTTAGTGTGCTCTAGTTCATAGCTCCATGTTCCGCCTTTATTCCAACACTGTAATGCGTGAACGGTTGAAGGTATTTCAGTATGGGATCTAATGTTTAGATGAGTTTTATTATCAATGTAAACATCTGATTCTGTATTACCTGTTCCATAAGCAGGTCCATCATTTTCATTATCAGAATTCACCGCAGCATCAAAAATAATGGTCAACCTAGAAGTTATTGTGGTATTATTTATTGTTATCGACATCTTTTTTTACCTTTTTACCTTTCTTTACTTTTATCTTATTATTGCTTAATTGTCTAATAGTTTTGTCTTCAAGTTTTTCGTTTTGAGTTTCAATAGCTTTTTGATGATTTCCTATTAACTCAAATATACTAGCTGCATTCATAGCTAAGTTTTTTGCAGAGTCACTTCCTTGTAATAATTTATTCATAGCGGTTTGGGACTTTACCATCTCGTTTCTAAAAGACTCTGTAGCGGCTTTAGTTCCTAAAATTTGTTGTGAGTTTTCTACTAAAAGTAACGGAATCCAAGCTATTGAACATCCCCACTCTTGAACGTCTGCTCCTGTTTGAGGATGCTTTCCTTGAAGCATGTT